TGCTGGTAAACTATGCAGCGATTATTCTAAAATGAAAAGCATAACCCTAGGTATTGAGCCTGAATCTTATGCAGAAGCATGGTTAATACAAAACCTTATCCATTCTGATAGAGAATTTGAAGATTTAGTAATTATTTACTTTATTAAGATACTGTTGAAGATAAGTGGTAGTCAAAAACGCCGGAAATCATCTAAGTAACCCTTTTATCTCTTTATTCTACCTATCTCACTTAACGCAGAACCGAGGATCAAAGTTGAAATGGTAAGTAGTAGTGTAACATATGGGTATGATGCTGCATTGAAGAGCCTATTATATGATAGGTTTGCAGATACTATTGGAATAAGTCTTTTAAGCAGCTCAAAAACTGATAACATGAACCAAGGTTTGTTCCAGTGCCCATTTGAGATAGCCCAAAGGGAGGCATCTGAGAAAAGAGCGGGAAACTACCTTGAATTCATGCACTTCTATAGGATGGGAATGAATCCGAGTTGGGATAGGCAGAGAACAGTTCTAGCTCAAAGAGGTCTTTGGGCGTTGATGGATAAGGATGCCGATAAAAGGTTACTAACCAATATCAAAGCTCAACCTGTTGATCTTCTTTACAATGTGTGGTTCTGGAGTAAGGATTGGGAAAAGTTAAATCTATGCATGGAGAATTACATTTTCTGGCAACAGGAAAACCCAAAAGTTTTAGTTTCATATGATATAGGTGATGATAAATATCCAATAACAATAAGACCTGATCTCCATTTTGGGGATATTGTTGATGAGTCGACGTACCCTGAGAAGTATGAAGTTGGTACGAAGTTTATTATCAGAATGCCTATCAAGATGGATGGTTGGGTATTCAAAAGCACTACTTTAAAACCCATTAGGAAGATCCGTCTTACTGTTTATGATAAAGATAATGTAACTGATTACTCGGAAATCATAGGATCTAATCCAAATGTTGAACTAGAGCAAGCTCTGAGATTTTTTAGGAAGTTAATCTACAACGTTATTGCAGTTGGTATCCCAGATAATTCGGTAACGATAGCCGGGAAGTATGGAATTGACTTTTCTGTAGAGGGAAAGATAATCATAAGAGATTCTACTGGGAATGATGGAATGTATACTGTTTTTAGTGTTTCCCAGGGAATAGATAGTACAGTGCTAGTAGTAGAAGAACCATTATCTAGCTCTGTTGTAGATGGGGTAATTCAAAAAGAGAGTTAATACGTTTTATGAACTACTTGTTAGTTAGGAGGTTTTTGATATGAGTATATACTTAAGCGCGGGAGTTTATGTAAACGAAAAAGACATATCTGATATTGTCCCGAGGATTGCTAGTGCTTCGGCAGCAATAGTTGGATACTCGGTTAAGGGCAGTATTGATGATATCATCTTGGTTACTGATGATCAGCAGTTTATAGATGAGTATGGGGAACCTGATTCAGCTTCGAGTCATTGTTTCCATTATTCAGCTCTAGCTTACTTGAAGAAGGGTAATGCCTTGTACTGCCTTAGAGTAGTAAATGGAGCTAAGTATGGTGGTGTAGATATTATGAAGGAAGGGTCTGCTCATGTTAATGACCCATTCAATATTGGTCACTCTAGTGCAGTTTTTGGTGCAGAATCTGGAATGTTAAATGATACACTCTTCCAGATCTTCGGAGCCAACCCTGGGGCATGGAATAACAGGATTGGTATTATAATTCAGAATGTTAAGCAGAGTAGTGATCCAGTTCCAACTGACCAGTATACATTTGAAATACTTGTTTACTGGCAAGATGACGATGGAAACTGGGCACAAGTTGAGAAGTGGAAAGTTTCGAGAAAGAACAAAGTTGATGGGTATGGTAAAGACTTATATCTTGAAGACAAGATTAATGGTATTAGCAAATACATTGTAGTTGCGGATAGTGATCAGACTTTAATGGCTGATACTGTTCTTCCTCTTGTTCAGGCTACAAGATTGAATTTTGCTTATGGAAATGATGGTAGTGCTCTTTCAACTCTTGGTACAGAAGTAGTAAATGGGTGGGATGAGTTTGCAAACCCAGATGAGATTGATGTTAGGTTGCTTATCAATGGTGGAGAAACAACTGTAGCAGTTCAAACCAAAATGAGAGATGTAGCTGAGAGTAGGTATGACTGCTTTGCTATTCTAGACATACCTTGGGGAGATACAGGTTCTATTTTAGATATGGTCTCATTTAGAACTACTGACCTGAATTTTAATAGTAGCTACTGTGGTTTGTATGGACCGTGGATCCAAATTCACGACCCCTATAATGACAAGCTTATCTACGTCCCGCCTTCAGGGTATGTAGCAGCTCAATGTGCTTATAATGATTATGTAGCTGATCCGTGGGATGCCGTTGCTGGGTTTAACAGAGGTGTTATTGATGATGCCTTGAAGGTTACATTATCAACTGGTAAGATTCTTACAGAAGGGGATAGAGATACTCTTTACCAGAATCAGATCAACCCAATTCAAACATTTAGGGGCGAGGGTCATGTAATCTGGGGTCAGAAAACCCTTCAGAAGAAATCCTCAGCATTGAGTAGTATAAATGTCAGGCGGTTACTCATTGTGCTTGAGAAATCAATGGCTATATCTCTGAGAAGTTATGTATTTGAGGGCAATACTGAAGTAACTAGGTTTAGAGTTACGGCAATGATGAGTGAATATCTGGAGAGGTTGGCATCTCAGGGAGCTTTCCAAACTGAAGGTGGAGAACGAGGATACCATGTAGTTTGTGATGAATCAAATAACACAGCAGCGGTTATAGATGATCAAGTACTTGCGGTTGATGTGTTTGTTAAGCCCGTTCGGGCAGCGGAGTATATTAAGTTGCAAGCGATTATAACTACCACAGCGGCCAGTTTCGAAGAATTAATTGCTCGTGGGGTTCACTTTTGATAATTCTTATTAGTATAAGGGGTAAAAGAAAATGGCGAATATGTCGGCAGAAAATTTAAAGAATAACGTATCTGACTATCAGCGTGCGTACTGGTGGGATATTGTTATCCCTAGTCTTATAGGCGGGGGTGATGCAAGCTCTCTTGAAGTTCGAGCTCAGAGTACCCAAGTTCCTGGGAGAAGTTTTGGAGAAATCTTGATTCCATACAAGGGAAGTGCTGGATTTAAGGTTCCTGGTAAACTTGTTATGTCCCACATCTGGCCATGTGTTTTCGTTGAAGGTTTGGATAGAAAAGTATTTGATGCAGTTCTTGGCTGGAAGCAGGCTGTAACTGATGCTAGGACTGGTAAAGGAGGACCAGACTCAATTATTAAGAAAGATCTTTATCTACGCCTTACTGATGGTAATGGGAATGTTACCAATAAGATAAAGTTAGTAGGTTGTTATCCTCAGGCTATGGATGATGTTCCAGTAGCATATGATACCGAAGCAGTTTTAATGTACAATGTTACATTCTCATATGATTATTGGGAGTCTAACAACTAATGTTGGAAAAACTTGGCTTTGATATATCAGGGGTTGGGGCTTTTCTTACAACTAAGATATGGATGCTCCAACGGACGTTTAACTGGCAGTTACTAATGCCCCACGATTTTGGGGGTATTGTGGGGCTTCTTGTTTCTCAGTATTGCCAGGACGTAGAATTTGGGGATTATAGTATAACTGATATAGCTTCACTAAGATATGGAGCTTTCGAGAGATTCTATGCTGGAATACAGACTATTGATGTAGTTACTCTTACTTTTCTAGCTCCGATTGACAACTCAGTTACTGATTACTTTCATACTTGGTATAACAAGATGATTAGTGAAGAGGGATTTTACTCTCCAAAGCAAGAGTACAAAAGAGATATTTATGTAGTTTTGTATGATAGAACGGGAATAGAATCGGCCAAGTTTAGGTTGAAAGGAACTTTCCCAATATCTAGGATACCAAAGATTCGAGCAGCTTATGGAGAAGAAGATGTTTTAAGATTATCATTTAGTCTTAGAGTTGATGATATAGAAATGTCAAGCCTCATTGGAAGTATCCAGGAAGGAGTTATTAACATCCTCGGGAGTGTAGGAAAGCAGGCTAAGGAGATAATAGGTTCTATAGGAAAATAAAGGATTATAATGTTGAAAAATTACAATTAATTTTCACTTTAAAGGAGAAGGAAGATGAGTGACAATTTTGTTCCAATTACCCTGCCGTCTCAATGTTTAACATATCCAGAAGTCAAACCAGAAGACATCAAAGCTAGAGCATATCAAGGTTCTGAAGAAGAACTTCTCAGTCAGATAAATCCTCTGAACTTAGAGAGAAGCTATCTCGAAGTTATGAAAAGAGTTATTCAAGGAATAGATCCTCTTAAACTAACTCTTGGGGATAGGTTGTACTTTATTGTATGGGAGTGTATATGCTCCTATATGGATGTTATTAAAGTAAAAACGGTTTGTAGTAACTGTCTCCAGGAAGTTGAAGTTTCAGTAGATCTAAAAAACTTGGAGGTTATCAAACTTCCAGACAACTATAAAGAACCATATGAAGTTACTCTTCCAAGTGGTAAGCAGATTAAGTTGAGACTTCTAACTGTAGCAGATGAAATAGAGATTGAGAAATATCAACGGAAACATGGTAAATCTTATCTTTATCGATATGCTCTATCAATAGTTAGTGATGATAACATAGTTGAGAAGTTAAAGACCTTAGAGGAGAGTTCTAAGGATATGTTAAAGATACGGGCCTTTCATGAGAAGTTTTACCATGGACTAGATTTTAACTATACTTACAAGTGTTCTCATTGTGGAG